ACTAAGAAAGCCTACCGGTATGATAAGTCTATGAACTGTCTTCTTCTAGTCCAATTAAAAAAAATGTATTGGTAAAACACGTTACTAATTCAACATTGTATTATAATGTATGATTATGGTTTATTTCTAGTACAATGCTGTATATATAATTCATATTTTACCTTAATTCATTGTTTTATAGTATTATTCCGCACTCTAATCGTCATCGTCAAGGATTTCAATTACTCCTCCACTACTTGTTGGTGGATCATTTCGAAGTTTCTTACTATTCATAATATCACTGTCTACCTGAAGCTGTTTACTCGCCTTTATGATTGGACTTACGCAATAGTTTTTAAACCCTTCATCCTCTAAAAATGTCAGCTCCACGATACCTTTATTTAAAAAGCCTTTCATGTACTGACACGCATTATCCAGCGGACAATTCAATGGTAGTCTCTGACCATTTACCGCTATCAGCACATCTCCGAGAGCAGGTTTGGTATGTATACGCTCTTCGTTTGCGACGACCAGTCGATTATTCACCATTAGAAGCTTTATTCCGAATGATGCGCCCTCAAAATATTGACTATAGTAGCGAACATTGTTTAACTTTCTCGTCATGATGTTGTAGTTAATGTAAGCATTATTCTCCTTTGTTACTGCTGCTGCTGTTGCGGCTGACGAAGAAGCCTTTGTGCCTTCTTTGTGATTCGATGATGTCTCGTCGTCATCATCGTCATCGGAAAGACAAATCGCTTCATCCTCGGTCTGCCCAGCAACAGGCTTCGCTTGAGCAAGATTCTTCGTATGTGCAGGTATTCCGATAATTCCGTTGTCTGGACCATCTTCATCTTCTCCGTCCTGAGAGGTAGAGATCATAACCATCTCTTCGTTTGCGAGCTGTACAATATCGTCCTGTAGATCATTTTCCAGCTTGATAAGATCATCTTCCGCTGCAGTTTCGTTATCGCCCAGCTTTTCGTCGTCGTCATCATCATCGTCATCGGATCTGGTAAATATGGATTCGACTTCCTTGATAGATTTATACGTATGGTGGACTACGATATTCATCTTCTCTTTTCCTTCAACAAATTCACCAAGATCACGAAACTTCTTCTCGAGTAAATCCCATAGTAAGACATCGAGAGTCCCAGTAGCAACAAAGTAGAGGCATTTTACAACAGCGTTCTGACCAATACGGTGACAGCGATCTTCAGCTTGGATCATCAAGGCTGGAGTCCAGAAGAGTTCTGTAAACCAAACAGTTGATGATGCAGTCAGTGTAACAGCAACTCCTGCCGCCGTTATTCCCAAGACAGCCACACGAATAGTAGGATCAGTTTGAAAAGCTTTGATCTGAGCTTGACGTTCTTTTGGAGCAGTAGAGCCGTCGATTCGGATAAAACGTTTGCTACTTCCCTGTCTATTAGATAGACCGGCAAGTTTGACAATTTCGTCGAGAACAAAAATATGATGTGCGAAGATGCATAGCTTCCCTTTCGTCGGATCAGCTAGCCATTTTTCAACACATTCAGCAATCATTGGAATTTTTGCCTTTGCGGTTAAGGAATACATTCGATTGAGAATGGTCTTTCGATCCAATTCTTCTTCTTCTTCTTCAGGCTCCTGAAGTCCATTTTGCAGCTCGCGAACACGCTCTTTATACCAAACATCCACTTCTTCTTTTGCCTGATTGCTAGCTATTTCCATTGTGTCCTTCTTTTCCTCGTCATTCAATACTTGTGAAGTCAGCACCCCATTGCTCAAGCTATATAATTTTTCTCTGTATCTTTCATTGTACTCCGCCTTCAGTGCCTCAGAGGCCAATATTCCCGCTTCTATAGGAGGAGCCACATCCGCAATTTCTTGTTTCTTTGCGATTTTGGCCAAGACGCCTTTTCCCTCCCTCAATAGTTTCAAACATCTATGAAATTCTCCACGCATGCTATCGGTCACAACATCTACAATTGCTTTTTCCCTTCTTTTGCTTGGAAGAGACTTAAGAATATTGTGCTTCATTCGACGAATCATTACCGTTCCAGTTAACATGGTGTGTAACTCAGCTCGACGAATGGCTGACGTTCTCTGTACATACTTTCTAACAAATTCACCTTCATCGTCCCACCATCCGTCACGTTCTGTACTTAGGATCTTTAATTGCGGCCAAAGTTCCGTTGGACGAGCGAGGGCAGGGGTTCCCGAAAGCAAAAGACATCTGTTTGTAGCATGAAGTATTGGAACTAACTTGCTAGTTCTCTTTGTTTTTATGTTCTTCAGCATATGGCTTTCATCCACAATTGCACATTTGAATAGACCTGCATATATCTTACCAGATTCTACCAGAGAAGTTGCCAAACCGTAGGAGCAAATAACGATCCGCGTATTTTTATTTGGAAATAACTTTGCTTTACCGGTTACTACAACATGAATCTCAGAGTCCTGGAGTAATCGCATTGGATTCTTAATGTTTTCTATACTAATTTCTTCTTCGCACGGATCCTCTTTCCCCTCATCAGTAGCACCGATGTCTAGTTTTTGATCACCCTCTTTTTTATTATTGACCGTACTATCTAAGCCCAACCATTGCTGGAATTCACATTCCCAATGATATCTCGCACTGGAGGGCGTCAAAATCAAGAGTGGCCATTCGTCGTGGTAGACACTCATACTCGCTATCGATTGAATAGTTTTCCCGAGACCCATATCATCTGCAAGAAGCGCCCGTCCTTCTTTTTCGACAACAAAGTCAACTCCTCCACGTTGAAACGGAGCTAGGGCTGTTGCTAAACCTTTTGGTACACCAAACGATAAAATTTTATTGGCGGATGGGAATCCTTTTTCCATCCTAGCCTTACCAAGAGATGCGATTTTTAATTGTTCCTCTGGTATACCTCTAACCTTGCACAAGTTGTCGTTTCTCATATAGGAATAAAACGCACGATATGCCCCCAATGGTATTCTCCATTTACCTCCATCCCAATTTACACTAGAATTGTTTTCGTCGTTCTCGTTATTATCCATATAGGAAGGATATCTACTATTATTATTATTATTCTGTAATGCTGCCTTGGCGGCATCATCACGTTCAAATATAGCTTTACCATGACCACGAGATACCTCCTTAATAATTTTACGAAATCCTAATACCGATGATGGTCTACCATCCATTGTAACAGGTAGGCCAGTGATAGTAAATTCAGATAAATTCAATAGTGACAATTCAAAATGCTTCATTTGACTGGTTGATCCTCCTCTGTTGGAATTTTGAGCACTACGACGAGGCATTGGTGGTAACGGATGATCCCATGTTGGTGTATGTGTTTGTGGGTAGTTTATATACCGAGGTTCATATACTTTATTTGGTCTAAATTGTTTCTTTTGTTGTTGTTGTTGCAGTTGATGTTGATAATGTGCAGATTGATGTTGATGATTACGCCCATGATTGTAATTATTTTGTTGTTGAGAATGTTGTTGATAACTATGCAGGGTAGATCCTGGTGCAATTGTCGTCGTGCTGTTGTTCGTTTCTGGTGGACGCAAACGTTTAACCCCAGCCATACCTGTAGTAGCAGATGATGACGAAACGTGTTGTCGATTGTCTATTACTTGTACGTCTGTATCCCCTTCATCGTCGTCTAGTAATTCAATTACATCATTATTATTATTATTATCATTATTATTATCATTATTATTAATTTCCTGCTGCTGCTTTTGTTTTTGCTGTTCTTCCTGTGATTGTGAATATGATTGTGAATATGATTGTGAATATGATTGTGATTGTTGGGTCGCTGTAGCGGTTGCAGCACGTTGAGAACTTACCAACTCCCGTGTTTCTTCTTTCGATTGCTGTTGCTGTTCATATTGC